TTAGTATTACTATTACTAATACTATTACTATTACTATTACTATTACTATTACTATTACTATTACTATTACTATTACTATTACTATTACTATTACTATTGGTGTTTTCAAATTCACTTATATTTGTTTGAATATTTAGATTCAAACTTTTATCATTTATAATATCCATAATTTTATTTTGAACAGAATTTTCAGATGAATTATTTAAATTAACATCTGAATTAAGTATTTTTACAGAAGATGCATTTCCTCCCATCATTGTAGGTAAGGGGGCTAAATTTCTATTATATAAATTATTAAGATTATCAAGTGGTATTTGTTCTTTTATTTCTTGAATTGGTATTTGTTCTTTTATTTCTTGAATTGGTCTTGGAGAATCAACTTGAAATTTGTCATTAGATGGTAATTTCTCTATAACAACTTTAAAAGGATCATTTTCTAAATCATTCTTAACAAAACTATCAATTACATTATCATCCGCATTATGGTCTAAAATATCATTAGGATAAACTACTTTAAAAATTTTACTATTGTTATTTAAATATGCATCTAATATAATTTTTATTGGTAATAACTTTCTTATAGATTCTTCAATAGATGTTCCTATAATAACTAAAACTTCACGTTGATTTCTTTTGATATCTACTGGAGATGAATTATGATAAAATAAAAATGGATTATTATAAATTTCTCTAGATGACTCAATATATACATTTCTAATAAAATCTTTAAAATTAAATTCATTTAATAAATTAATTATATCGAAATTTATATCAGATCCAAAAATCATAATATTATAAGAAGATTTAATTGATGCCTTTATTAAATCATTCAATAAATCAAATTTATTATCTAAATCTAATATACCTCTAATTCTGATAACTTCATTATTTAAAATTTCATCAGTCCATTTAGGTACTCTCTTTAGTAACGATTGAAAAACTTTTAAAACATCGTCGTCTGTTGCAGCTTCTCTAGTTTTTGAATATATAGAATTTAATCCATCAAAAATTAATTTTGTTAATAGATTTTTTATTCTAATCATATATTCGTTTTTTACAGTTACTAATATATTCATTTATATATATTTTAGTAGATAAAATATTTTTATCTTCTAAAAAATTAATTTTACTAAATACAAATTGATAATATAACTACGTTATCTATTATGAATTAATTACATTCTCTTTTATTTCCACCTCTTTCTTCTAAATTTTTCATTTCTTTTGAAGTAACACATAGACACCCTCCACCAGAACCATTAGCACACATTAAATTTGAACCTATATAACCTTTTGGTGGTTTATTTTTAAGATGAGGTACTGACCATTGAGTATGAAGACAACAGTTTTTAGAACATTGTTTTAAATCGAATTTATCAATCTTATTATCATTTCCAATTACTTCCATACCTTCTTTCAAGGAAGTTTTTTCTTTATTAAATTGTTTTTCAAGTGAAGGCATAATATAAGTAAAAAATAAAAATGCAAGTATAACACCGAAAACAAGAATAGTATCTTTATCAGAAGTTTTCATTTCCATATATATATTTCAGTAGATAAAATTTTTTATAAACTAAAAATAACATTAAATTTATTTCATTAGAAGAATTTATAATGGTATACCATATTTAAAGTTCTTATATTAATATTTTTAACTTTAGAAAATCTTTATAAAGTTAAAAATTTTTATCTACTGAAAATATATATATGCCAAAGAAGGATGATCTTATAAAAAAAATTAATGATAATTTTATAAAAAAGAAAAATGAAATAAACAAACTAATTAATTTTGATTTAAATTATAATACAGTAATATCAAAAGATCACTATGATGTTCTTGAATTTAATAAAGATGAAAAATTTAAGTTTAGTAGTAAATTTAATTATTATGGAATTATTGATCATAATGATATATTTCATTGGGCTAACAGTTTTCAAGGAGTCGATAAAAGATTTATGGAACAAATAAATAAAATAAGAGCATTTAGTAATAAATTTGATAACTCAAATGAACCGGATCATCTATTCTATTACCAAGTTCTTAATTCAGACAAATTTACAATGGATTTAAATCAACAATTTAAGTTTATTAAACTGTTGATGTATCTTGATAAAGGATATTATTTTATAGAACCAACCTTAAATGAACAAACTAAAGCTATAATTATATTAAAAGAACATAATGATAAAAAATTCTATCAAAAAAATATATGATAAATAGAATCTGATTCAGAATCAGGAAACGAAGTTTCCTTAGTAGTATGTGTCACATTAGATAACGAAGTTTTCTTAGTACCTTGTTTCACATTAGATTCAGAAAACAAAGTTTTCTTAGTACCTTGTTTCACATTAGATTCAGACTTTTGTTTTGCGTAGCAATTTAATGTTATTAGTGTTTGTTTACAATCATTTTACATAGTAAATGTGTGTTTTTTGCTTTGCAAATTACAATATCTTGCCATTTTGCAAAATAGCAAGAAGTATAAAGCTCTGCTTTTGATTTTCAATCTGATTTTCAATCTGATTTTCAATCAATATGTTGCTCTGCAACATCAATATGTTTATCAACTTGTTATATCAATTGATTCACCAATAATTTTATTTATATTTTTCTTTTCTTTAGAATTTAATTTAATGAAATCTGATGTTTTGTCAATTTTTAAACACAATTCCAACTCTTTTATATTAAAACTTTGATTATATGACTTTAATATATTAACAAGTAATTCTTCTTCACCGTTTGCCATTAAATAATTTGATATTCTATTTAAATGTAAAATATCTTGCAATGATTTATTAGGAAGAAACTTGGTCAAGTTACAAATATTTTTCTTATTTATATTTTTTAAAGATGTTTTATTCAAATCAGAACTAAATTTTATATCTAATAGTTTTACATCATTGCTTTCACAATTATTAATCCAATAATTTGTATACACACATGAGAAAAAACAATGAATTTTTTGTAAGAACCAATTTTGATCTGTATATATACTAGTTTCTACTATATCTCCGATTGAAATACTATTACTTATTTCATATATTCTATCTATTAATTTATCACTTTCTAATGTTGATTTTGATAAAACTCTTTTTGGAAAATTTTCATGAATCATTAATGGTAAAAGTACTTTATCATTTTCATATAATTGATTTATCTCATCATAAGTCATATTTTTATTTATTAATTCTAATGTTGTCTCAAATAAACCTAATTCATTATGTTTTTCTTTTGATAATTGAATAAACTTTTCAAACTTTTCAAGATCAATTTCAATTTTATTATAATGAAAATTTAGTTCTTGTAATAAATTAATTAGCTTTCTGATATCTTTTTGTGAAAAATCTATTAACTTATCTATAACAATATCATTTTTAAAAATTATTCCTTCGTTGTTAGAAATTAAACTTATTAATGATTTTATCTCAATATTTGATGGTGGTAAAAATTTAATTTCTTCACAATTTTTTTTTAAATCATTTAGTAACTTACTGTGTTGATTATTACAAATAAATATTAAAGGAAACATTTTTTTTTTATTATTTATTTTAAAAATTTCTGTTATAAATTTTTTCTCACTAGTTAACGTAATTGATTCTGTTTCATCAAATATCATTGCTAACTTATTCGAAAATTTTTTATTAGAAAATTTCATCTTATTTTTGATTGAGTTTTCGTAATTATAAAAATCTTTAAAATCTTCATTATTTCTATAATGCTTAATCTCATCAGGCAAAATCATCTTTACATTATAGTCGCAACTTTCTAATACATATTTCATTGATATTGTTTTACCTATTCCATGATTTCCAGATATAATTAATGACATTGACTTTGAATTATTGGTATTACTCAACCATTCTTTTATTCTTTTAATTTGATTTTTATTACCAAATATTTCATCTAAATTATTAGGTTTATATTTGTTAACCCAAAGGTTATTCATAATAAAATATATCTTTTTACCGCTTTAGAACATGTCATTATTAACCTAAAGGTTATTCATAATAAAAGATATATTTTTTACCGCTTTAGAATATGACATTTTTAACCATAAAGGTCAGAAAATAATTTAAAAATATTTTAAAAATTTTTTTTTACGTAAATTTTATTTTCTATTTCTAATTATATACAAATGGATTCTTATTCTAGAAATAAACCAAGTGGCAATAACGTTGTAGATAACGAAGTAGCTCGTCTTCTTAAAAAGAACAAGGGTGTTTTCGATACTACAGAATTTCTTAAACTTAGAAATAAGTATGACAACCAAGAATTAGTTGATAAAATTCAAACAGCTTATTTAGAAACTTACCATAAGATGGTTAGAAGAGCTAAAAAATTTGCTCATTATATTAGAGAAAAGCATGGTAACTCTAACTACCCATTCAGCGTTTTATTAGAAAAAGCTCACGCTTACAAAAAGAAAGCTGGATTAAGTGATATCGAATTTGCTGAATTCAAAAGAATTTACGAACAAGAATTACACGGAACTGGTAGCCCAGATGTCCTTATGCCATCTACTACTCTTATGAAAACCTTAGGTGCTATGCCAACCGGCTTATCTGCATCAAAGATGAACGTAAGACCAGAAGATACCGCACACATGGAACAATTATTAAAGGAACATGCTTCTAACAAAGCTTTACACGCACAAGTTTTATTACAATCTATTCAATACCAAGATTGTGATTATGAAGCCTTAACTGGTGAATACAAAAGAGAACTTGGCATGAGACCTGGAGAACACGTTCATCCAGTACTTGCTGCTCTTTTCTTACCAAAGATCGAATACCTTGATCAAACCTTTTTACACTCCAACATTGCTGGTATTGTAAAATCTAGATACAATGATGAACCATTAATTAGCAGACCTGATTACGAACTTTTCTATCACTTAACTATGGATCCTAATGATGTTGTATGCTCAACTAAATCTCCAATTGCTGATTTAAAACACAGATCTAATGTCCAACATCAATTATGGAACTCTGTCTTACAACTAAGAAACGGTCAATACTATAACACCTCATTCAGAGAATTCATCACCGCTGTTGATATGTGTAAATTAAACAAACATGATAACCCAGATCTTGTTTACGGAAGATACGACGGTACCGTCATGAAGAGATTACTTGCTGCATTCTCTTTCAGACCAACTGTTGTAGCTACTTACCAAGCTATGATGCCATTGGCACAAAATCCTTACAACACTACTAATGTACCAAAGGTAATGTCTCTTCAAATGATTAACTTCAGATTACCAGCTCCATTCAGAAATGATAACATCCCAGCTATCAATCTTAAGGAAGCTTTACAACAAACTCAATACTTCTTAGAAGGTGGTATGTTGCAACCAAAGATGACTGATATCATTTTCTCCAGAGGTATCCTTGTATTTTACGTTGACAGAAGAGCTAATGTTATGAGAATCCCAGGTATCAAACCACTTAACTTCCATACTTTCCCAACCACTTTATCTGGTTTCGAAAGACTAAATAACAGAGTTGTATCATTCGATGAAGATATTCCTATCAGAGATGATAAATATACTTTAAGATCTGTTGTTGTACAAGAAGTTAACTCTAATGTTAAGGATGCCACTAACCAACATATTGTTGTAGGTTCATCTACTCTTATTAGAGTACCAGCTAACCCAGCTCAAGGTCACAATTCTCAATCTTGCTTCCACTACCATCCATACGGTGTAGTAGATTACGTACCAACTGCACACAGTGTACATAACATGCCTGTTTCCCAAATCCACGGTACTCCAGGATTAGGTCCAGTTGGAGAATCATTCACTGAAATGGCACAAACCAGAGGTTGCATCTTCGTATACCAAAACACTACTAACGCCTTCGAAGGTGAATTACAAACATAAATATGTTTTTATTACTACGATAAATAACTAACAATGAATCATTAATTTTGATTGTTAATTAATATTAGTCCTGAAACAGGATGAAATCAATTTTATTGATTTACTTCATGAATACATCAGACATTGCAGGTAATTCTCTAGTTCCTCTTGTTAGTTTTGTACTAATAGGTAAATCATTTATCTGTCTATCTTGTTTTTCGTTTCGCTCAATTTCTTCTAGATATAACATATAAGATCTTATTTCACTTACTAGTTTAGGAAATAGCTCAGTTACAACACGGCAATTTAGCTTGTAAACTTGTTTTTCTATATCTTTTTCTAAATTTTTAGC